TCTTTTAGTCCTACATCGTTCATGGGGAATGGAATGGTCAGAAATTGACGGAGTAACATCCAGAAAACACGCAGGGGTGGTAAAGGCTTTTTTATCTCGTGCTACTGATCTTCTTAGAGTTCCTTACGGTAAAGCAGTTGAAGAATGGCCACGGAGAGGGATCATTTGTGGAAGTACAAATAAAGAATCAGGGCTTCTAATAGATGATACAGGCAACCGAAGATTTCATGTCATCCCCTGCACTGCAAAATCTATTGATCTTGATTCCTTACAACTTGAGCGTGATTCTATTTGGGCAGCTGCCGTTCATGCTTTTAAAAATAATGAAGCTCATTATTTATCTTTAAAACAAGAGCATCAAATTGAAAAAGAAAATTTAGGTTACATGGTGGATTCTCCTTGGTCTTCTGTTATCAGTAATTGGTTGAATGATCCTTCTAACTCGGTTAAAGATATTACTATTGAACTTTTATTATCTGAAGCTGTTGAAAAACCTATCGAAAGACAAACAAAAAGTGATGTTATGACCGTAAGTCAAATCTTAAGGAGTCTCAAATATGATCGTAAAAAGAAAAGAGTCATGGGAACATCTAAATGGGTATGGTTTGCAGAACCTTCTTAATGTTCCTTGCTGTTCCTACCTTGTTCCTACCTTCGGGAACACTTAAAACCCTTTCTATAACTACTATATATATATATGTTCCTAATGTTCCTAGTATATTATATATAAATATAATAATAATATATATAGGGGATATAGGGGTAAAATATAACGTTAGGTAAGTTTGGTACAAAGGTGGGAACATCGGGAACGTGGGAACACCTCTCAGTCTTAAATGAGTCTCAAAATACACAAAATATTCATATTTTCGCTTTTGCGTGTAACATCTATGTAATGGCTAAAAAAGGCACAAAAATAGAAACTGTTATCAGATCTCGCAAACTTGGTGAAATAATCGCCAAAGGTGGGAGGAGATCTGATTGTGTTAAATATGCTTTGAAGAATTGGGGGGTCAGTGCAACAACAGCAGATAAGTATTTAGAGATCGCTAGAGCCGAAATGAAAGCCGATTGGGATATGGAAAGACCTCAAATGGTGGCCGATCTTTTATCGCAAGCTGCAACGCTACAAGTGGAAGCAAGAAAAAAAGGACATTTACATATTGCTCTTGGTGCAATCAATACAGCAGCCAAACTTGCACAGATTATTTCGTGAGCATTTTAGATACAGTTCAACCCGGTAAAGTTTTATACCAAGTTGGTGCATTTGATCTTCCAACTACACAACAAACAATAGAAAGAATTTATCAGGATTTATTACCCCATCAAGAAAAGTTTTGTCGAGACATCGACCATAGAAAACTTGCTTTGGTTTGTGGTTTTGGTGCTGGTAAAACTTACGCTCTTTGTTCAAAAGCTGTAATGCTTGCCTGTATGAATATCGGTCATGTATCTGCTGTTTTTCAGCCAACGGCACCGATGCTGAGAGACATTTTAATTCGTACATTCAATGAATTATTAGACCAGTGGCAAATACCTTACACATTCAGAGCATCACCGCTTCCTGAGTATCAGCTTTCTTGGAAGGAAGGAACACATACTATTTTGTTAAGGACAATGCTTACATATCAACGATTAAGAGGGCAGAACTTATGTGCAGTCGGATTTGATGAGGCAGACACTATCCCAAAACGAGATGCGGAACAGGCAATGAATATGGCACTTGCAAGACTTAGATCAGGTAATGTTCAGCAGTTTTATGCAACAACAACTCCCGAAGGTCATGGCTGGGCATTTGAAACATTTGAAAAAAATAAAAAATCTGACACAGGATTGATACAGGCCAAGACAAAAGATAATCCATATCTTCCTGATACGTTTATTCCTTCTCTCGAAGAAAATTATCCACCACAGTTAATAAAGGCTTATCTCCTTGGTCAATGGGTCAACCTTACAAGCGGTCAAGTCTATGACCGTTTTGACCGTAATCATCATGTTATAAATAAAATCCCATTTGATACAAAGATGGAAACTCTTTTGTGTGGAGTGGATTTTAATGTAATGAATTGCAACTGTGTTATAGGTGTCAGGGATGGTGAAAAGCTAGTGATAATAGATGAAATATCAAAAAAAAAAGATACTGATGATTTAGCACAGGAAATAAAAAGACGTTATCCTTCAAGCAGAATATTAGTTTACCCAGACGCAAGTGGATCAGCACGTTCAACGATTAACGCATCAAAAACAGACATCGCAATCCTCGAAAGTTACGGCTTCGGTTCAATGGCTCTCAAGAGCAACCCCTTTGTCAAAGATCGAGTTGCAACCGTCAATGCGTTACTACAGAACGGGAAAGGGACAAGGCGTTTGGCGATTCATGCCAGTTGCACTCGTTTGATTGAATGTTTAGAATTGCAAAGTTATGACGAAAAGACAGGAGATCCCGATAAGCAGAATGGGTATGATCATCATGTAGATGCGCTTGGGTATCTTATTTATAGGGAATTTAATTTGCTATATGCTAGAACAGGCAAACCAACAGGAATTAGAATATATTAAAACCAATGGTTAAACTATTATTATAGATTGAGGTTTTTATTGTGTATAGCGGATTTCGACATTACAACAGAGAGAAAGCAGGAGCCACAGCAGACGTTAATGATCCCTGTAATGCTTGGCTAACAATGGAACCTCATTGGATTCTTATAGAGAATCTTATGGGCGGAACTTATGAAATGCGCTCTAAACATAGACGCTATCTTCCTCAAGAACCGAGAGAAATAGATGAATCTTACGATAATAGATTAGCTAGATCAGTTTGCCCGCCTTATTATCAACGACTTGAAAGAATGTTGGCTGGAATGTTAACAAGAAAGCCTGTCAGATTGAACGATATAAGCGACACCATTAGAGAGCATTTGTTTGATGTGGACTTACAAGGAAATGATCTTAATATTTGGACCTACGAAACAGCCCGGAAAATGATTCGTTATGGACACGTTGGGGTTCTCGTAGACGCACCTGCTGAAGCAAATGGCCGTCCTTATTGGGTCACATATACTCCTAGAGAAATTCTTGGTTGGAGAACTGAATTGATAGATGGGCAGCAAAAATTTACTCAATTAAGACTTCTAGAAAAAGTTATAGAACCAGAGGGTGATTATGGTGAAACTCAAGTTGAACAAGTTCGGGTCTTGACTCCCGGTGCTTTTGAAATTCATAGGAAAAACGAAGACGGAGATTTCACTATTCATGAAGAAGGCACAACAACTTTAACTGAAATCCCTTTTTCTATCGCATATGCAAACCGAGTGAATTTAATGGAATCACGCCCACCTATGGAGGATATTGCAGAATTAAATCTTAAATATTATCAAACTCAATCAGATTTATATAATCAACTTCACATATCGGCTGTTCCAATGTTGGCCTTTTATGGTTTTCCTCAAGCTGCCGAAGAGGTTAGTGCAGGACCCGGAGAAGCTATAGCATTTCCTGCAGAAGGTCGAGCAGAATACATAGAAAGCAAAGGAACAAGCTATGATGCTCAGTTCAAATCATTAGAAAAAATCGAATCTCAAATCAATGAACTTGGATTGGCAGCAGTTTTAGGACAAAAGCTATCCGCAGAAACAGCAGAAGCAAAAAAAATAGATAGGTCTCAGGGAGACTCAACCATGCAAGTTGTGGCACAACAAACTCAAGATATGATTGATAACTGTCTTATTTTCCATGCTAAATATTTGTCTGACAACAATTCTGGCAGTTGCTTCGTAAATCGTGACTTTTTAGCTTCTCGTCTTGATCCTCAAGAAATTGGAAGTTTGCGTGAATTATTCCAGACTGGAGTTATTACGCAAGAAACTTTATTAAAACAACTTCATGAAGGCGAAGTTTTAGGTGACGAGTTTGATGTAGAGGAAGAACTGGAAGCAACACAACAAGCAAACCTTATTGAAATGGAGCAACCTCAAGAGGAAGAAGATCCAAATGAGCAAGATGAATCTACCGAGCCTGAAGATGTTGAAGAGCTTGAGTAATGGCGGACACTCCCGAAGCGTATTACAGAAACGCACTTGATTTAAACCGCTTTGGTAACAAGGTTCAAAACGACTTACGCAAGTCATATAACAGGATTATTGTTGATGCTGTTGAACAACTTGCTCGAATAAATGAGATGCCTTTGGAGACAAGGCCAAAATATAAAGCTGCTCGTTTAAGAGCGTTACTAAAACAAACAACAGAAAGTTTAGCTAAGTGGTCAGGTAAAAGTGAGAAAACAGTAATAAAGGAATTGCAAGGATTAGCAAAAGTGCAGGTCGATTTTGCTGTTAAGC